GTACCGCTGCCAGAGCCATTAGCCGAATAGACGGAGTTAGCTACTGCGCTAGAAGCACCCTTTGGCTCATGCCGGTTAGCATCAGGAATATCTTTGTGCTGTATAGTCAATTTAGTATCCTAGATAAAAGAAAAGGGAGTCTTCCTTTTGAGAAGACCCCCTTGTTCATTAGATAACCGAGCCGAGTTCCCGATTCTTATAGATGTAGTGGAGCACCAGCGATGCCTTGCCCACACCTGCGGTGACTGCGGGGGTCGTGCCACCGAGTGCAACCGTAACCTTTTCCGAAGCAGTCGTACCCGCTGCCGAGTTGGTTGCCCACGTGCCCGTAAGGCTCGAAGAAACATCCAGTGCAGCTACAGCCGCAAGCGAAGCCGCAGCCAGCGTAATACCGTTCGTAGCCGGAGCCGTACCACCAAAGATCACCGTCGGGGTCGTGCCCGTCAGGGTGAAGGCGGAGCGAACATCAAGCGTTGCTCGGGTGAAGCGGACACCCTTCGGAACCACATAAGGCGGAACGAAGAGCGAGTCATTAAGCGACGTACCCGAGAATTCAATCGAAAGTTCATGGACCGAATTCTGGCTATGATCCGTGCCAATCGACGTACCCGTACTACGCGGGCCGTATTGGTTGAACACGTTAATACCAGCAGTATTTTGATAAGGCATATTATTCTTCCTTTAATTAGGCGATTGCCGTAGCCGAGGTGATGAGGATACCGAGCGTGTCAACACGTTGCGTACCAAAGCCCCAACGGCACGACGTAACAAACTCGTCACGGCGCAGGTCTTTATTACGTTCCGTTTCAACCTTCGGCATACGACGCCATGCAGCCATAATCGGCTTGGTGTTATCGTCAGCCAGCGACATAAAGACGTTAGCGACACCAGCAGCAACCGTGGTCGCGCCGTCCGAGAACGAACCCTTCGGGAGACGGTTCGAGGTGATGATGTTCCATCCATACAGGTTCATGAGGAACGTATGTTCACGATCGAAACCATTCTCAAGAATCTTCTGACCGAACGGGGTAACATCACGAGCAATCTGGACCAGACCGTCAAGCGTAGCAGCCACAACCGGATCAACGATAGCGATACGGCCAGCAGCCGGAACGTTAGCCTTGTCGAATGCAAGCTTCATCGAGATAAGGTGGCCGAGCGTGAAGGTGTTATTCGAAGCAGCCGAAGCAATACGGTGAGCAAAGCCGTTAATCAGGTTTGCATTAGCATTGGTTTGGCTCGAATTACAACGGCTAAGGAAGCGCGTTTCGAACACTTCTTGAATAGCACGGGTCGATTCTTGCGAACGAGCGGCAAGCAGAGCTTCCACTTGATCGCCATCTTCACGGAGTTCATCCGTCACATACCATGCATCGCCAAGATAATCCGTGATCGTCAGCGTCACTTCGCCGCTTTCAATCGGGGTATAATCGAACGGAACTTCTTCTGCACCGTCTTGAATGGTAACCGTACCAACCGTCTTGATATGGAGGGTCGTGCCCTTGCCGAAATCAGTGACGTTACGGAAATACGAACCCGGCAACAGACCGTCATGGAGGTTACGAAGGATGAAGGCCGAATACTGTTCTGCTTCAATAAAAGCAGTAGTGTTAAAACGATTCTGACTCATTGTTTATGTTCCTATTATTTAAAATATTTTGCGTATACTTTCGGGTCAGATAGATCAGCGGTCGTAAGACCAGCAGAGTGGAGTTCATCAACCATCGAACGAGCATTACGGGCTTCCGCATGCAGTTCACCGGTAGTGGCGCCAATACTCTGGGGAGCTTTATTACGTCCCACGAAAGAATCCTGATGAGGCTGGAGAGCCGCAGTGTTCAGAGTTGAAGAAGCCGGAGCAAACGAATTCTGCTTAGGAGCAGCTTGCTCGGATACGCCCAACGCCTTCAACACTGCCTTGGGAGACTTAGCCGCAAATTCATTCATTTCTTGCGGAGAGAGTCCAAGTTCTTGAGCAGCACTGTTGTACTTAGCTTCTGCTTCTGCACCAAATTGCTTGAGAAGAGCATTAGCAACAGCGTCTTGATTCTCTTTAGCCTTTTGTGCAGCAGAACGACTGTCCAACGTTTTTGCTACGATGGCAGCAATGTCATCACCAGTAGGAACATTTGAGGCTGGTTCGGCCGGCTTGTTAACCTTCTGCATGAGTTCCGCAAGAGTTGCTTCAAGTTGTGCAGTCTTATCCGCTTGGCCCGAGAGTGTTTGAAGACGGGCTTCCGCCTCAGCCTTTTCTCGTTGGAGCGTTCGAATGTATTCTTGAGCGTGAGCCGCACCACGAAGAGCATCTTCAGGGGTGGCATACTTTTGCGCGCCTTGCTCATTCTTAATATCTGCAAGCAGGGTAGCAAGCGGAGATTGAGTTTGAGTTGCTGTCTGTTGAGTGGCAGTAGTATCTGCCGATTGTTGTCCGAAGATCGTGGCTTGGTCAGCCATAGATTATTCCTTATAATGTCTTATGTTCTATATACATATATGTCGAAAGTAGATTCATTACATTCATCTACATTCGCCGGGTACTCATTTCATTCGACCCTTCATATGTATTCATATAGAATTACCCCTTGAGAGGCACTTTTTTAACGAAAATAAATAAAATAAATTTTATAAAGATTTTATTCTTTCACGGTAATAGCGACCTTCTTCGGTCGCCCAACCTTCTTAACCGGAGGAAGAGTAGTCTCTCCTATCGGTTCGACTACATCTCCCGAGTCAGCATGTGAAAGAAGGCTTATTACTTCGGTGAGGGCACGTTCGTACCCCACCGTATCTGCTTGTAGATAAGCCCAGTTAGCAAGGCCAAAGGCGTCCCTAGACGTACTCGCACTCCGTGCATCCTTAATCTTCTTACCGAGAATCTTGGTAAGCTGTTGACGTAACACTACGGAATGAGCAAATGTCTGTCTCATCTCGTCTTTTTGATCGTCTGTTAATCCGGCTAGGAGAACTGTCTTCATTGAGCGGCCTTAGCTTGAGTACGTACTTGCATTTTCTGAGCTTGTGCTTGTACGTTATCCATACCTCCTGCGGCAGCAGCCATATTCTGCTCAGTACCCAGATTCTCTTGTGCTCCGTTAATAAGACGCTGTGTTTCTTGTTGTTCGAACACGGCTGCATTCGGACGGAACAATTGGAAGCGTCCTAGATTGAGCGTGTCTTCCAACAGACGTGATAGCGCAAGCGCAGACACATGAGGGGCTACAGCTTGATACATCGGGCTGTTGAAGATGCCCCCAAGGTTCTGTACCAACTGAGCCTGTGCAGCGAAGTGGCGGGCGCCTATGGGCCTTAGAACACCATTAGCGGTAATGTCATCACGGGAGATAGTCAGGAAGGTTTGTGCACCCAGATCGTTATCCATCACCTTCACTACGTCTTCACCATCCAGATTGCGACGGCTGGTCTCCAGCATTGCATTGAGCAGGGGTTCAAGAAGCTCAATCTCAAACGTATTAATCTTTTCTTGGAAGATACGGCTGGCTGCATTCTCAAGCGTCTGTACTTCGAAGGCTGTCTTCTCGCCCGGAGTACGAACACCCATTGCTTCCCGAGGAGCACCTGCATACATCTCCATACGCTGCTCTAGAAGCTGGATGGCATTGTCTGACTGGATCACCCATTGAGCATTACGAGCAAGCTCTGTAACCGTCCCATTCTCGTCCAAATGGATTTCTTCACCCGGAGCATATCTAAACTCTTCCACTTCACCGGAGATAACCAGAGGAGGAAGCACAGCCAAATCCATTGCGTCAGCTTTCAGGTTTTCCAGATGGTCGATACGGTATTGCATACCAACGAGATTATCCAGAGGACCCATAGCCCACAGATTGTCTGGCCGATTGCGCCACCCAACATGATATATAGGAGCGGACCCCAACCAAGAAGGAATAGGCTTGGAATCAATAACCCACATACGGTCGATAATAGTGACTTGCTTTCCTTTCTGAAGCTGTCGAGTTTCGGTATCAAAGATGTCTCCGTAAAATGTGAGCACCTCAACATAATCCTGTCCGAGGTATTCTGAGTAGTTACCGAAGCCATCCATCAGAAAGCCTTCACTCTTATCGGCTTCTTCAATACCGTAGGCAGAGGCATAGCTCTTAATCTTGTCTCGGTTCTGAATAGCGTTCTTCAGGAAAGCATTCTCCGGATTGGTTTCTGCCATAGAGGCTAGTTGACCAATGGAGATAAGGCTTCGAACAATCTTGAAAGAATCTTTGAATGAATTAGCAAGTGGATTAAAGACAATATCAAGAGGGCTAATTCTACGAGCTTTTGGTCCCACATAATCAATCACCTTAATCCCAACAGCATCCTCCCGATACGAGCTTTCAAAGTCAGTCGTAGCGAAGACATTGCCGTAGTCGATATAATCTAGGAGGAGACGGCTCATCTCGGTACGGAAATGACTCTCTCGCGTTTTGTTAGCCATGTAGGATTCGATTGCTTGCTTCTTTGCCTTAGTAGCATCTGACGATGTGTAGGCATCCCATTTCAGCCAGTCATCATTAGGGAAGAGGGCTGAGAGGTAATTAGAGTGCAGGTTATCTCGAATCTGACAAAGCTTAGGCAGCGTGGTTTTATTCTTCCACGGCAGTACTGAATTGCTAGTGGTAGTGGTGTCCGTAGCAAAGATGTAGTTACGAACTTCTTTCCACTCTTGAATCTTGGGGAACATTTGCGTATGGTAGTTAAACCAAGTCTGAGAGACGTACTTAGCCAGTTCGTCTCGTTCTGCAATGTCACATACGTTTAGTGGGCGATTTGCCATTTAATCCTCTTATCTGAAAGCCACGCCGCCAAAGCGAGAACTTATTGGAATGATGTTTTCACGAATGGTGCTAGAGCCTTTCGACTTAGGCTTAATAGCAATGCTTACAGCCGCTGCAAGGGCATCCTTAATGTCGTCATGGGCTGGCCTAGCTTGAACAAGCTGCTCCTCTAGAACGTCCGTATAACCGCCCTTGTAATGCCAAATCTCTCGGTTCTCATAGCGATGCTCCAGAGCCGCAGCAATACGCTCTTCTTTAGAGCCTTCACTACGGTTAGGACGGAATTCGTCAATCGAGATGGAAAGACCTTCAGCCCGCATACGATCTTTCAAATCACGGACAATAACCGTCTGTGCTACCGTCACTTCAGCACGGAGCTTCTTGAATTCCCATTTGCTGTGTAGCTGAGCAATCTCTTTAAAATAATCACTAATCTTGTCTGTCTTAAAGCAGGCAATGTCTAGCACGAAGATATAGTTGTCTGCGTCTACACCAATAACCACAATTGCGGTATCGTCTGAACGCTTTCCCATTGAGAATGCGAAGTCGATAGAAGCATAGACATTAAGCCGATTGCCACGATAGAACCAATGACCGTCTGATTGCTTAAGGAACTTTCGGTCGTAGTATTGAAACTTATCTCGGGCGATTCGGTTGCTACCGGGGTCGTTGGGATCGTTGTAATACTGGGAATAGAACTGTGTGGTGTCTGAATATTCAGCGCGGATACGGGATAAGACTTGCTTATCAAACCCAAACGCCTTTCCATCCTTGGGTCTAATTGCTCGCGGCCACACGAACACACCATCGGTTTCAACGACATATTCTTTAATCTCCCAAACAGGCTTACGTTCTACGAGTTCTCCCTCGTCATTAAATACATCATATTCTTGGCCCTTCCACGTAGCGTACACATCATTAGGATGGTAGCGGGTGCCACAAGCAAGAGTGAAACCACCAGCATTACGAATAGAAGTAAATTGCGAGCTTTTCTTAGAGACTGAATCTCGTCCATCTTCGGTGTAGGCATTCTCGGGGACTACCAAGTCATCTGCAATAACAATGTCAGCATGCCAGCCAGTTGTATTAGTAGTAAGGCCAGCGGTGGATACAGTAGCATCCCGAATACCTTCGACCTTTCGTACTTCATGGTCAATGCTGAACTTACGTTGGCTCCATCTTTCACGTTTACCCTCCTGCGGGTTAATATACTCAGGGAAGTAACGAGCATAAACGGTTGAGCCAATAATATTTTGGATAGCATAAAGCTGGGTCTCAGCCAATTCACTCGTTGCGGAGACATACAGAATGGTAACTTCTGGATGCCGTGTAATAATCCATGCTGCCCATGTAGCCACCATATGGCTCTTCAGGTGGGCACGGGGGAGCATAATAAGCTTGTTCCCCGACATACCTTCGTCTAGTCCGTAGAGTGTGTATTCTTGCAGCCACAGGAAGATTTCCTTGTGCACCTCTCCATACATATAACCGGGATTGACCAGCCGAGCAAAGAAGTAGAGATCGTTCTTTGCCAACTCTCTTAGTTCCTTTGCATCGTCCGGCATCTTCTCTAGTTTCTTCTTTGCATCTGCCAGCCAGTTGTCAATCATTTCTTCATAAGCCTCAATACGTCTGCGCCATATTCATCCTTGGCTCGTGTTTGGAATTCCTTCTCTCGTTCGATTTCAGCCTCGCTAGGACGGCCAGCAGCACGCTTCTCCCATCCCCTATCGTTAAGCCACTTAGAGGCTTGGAAAGAGCCTGTACGGGCTTGGACAATCATTGCCTTAACCCCTTCACTTCGAAGCTTGTATTCAAGTTCCTCACGCCATTCTTCAATGTGCTTACGGATGGCTTTGTTCTCACTCATCTTCTGCCAGTGTTTCCAGCCGCAGAAATAGGTGATGGCGAATTTGTATTCCGTAGGGTCTTCCATCTCCAGATAGAGTTTCTTAGCGGAGATGTATAGCTTGCCATTATGGAAATGGTCTTGGTCTTTCAGGGTGTAAATAGCGTCTTCGTTGTAGCCCAGTTCAAGGAACAGACTTTGGGTTATGTACCGTCCCATTGAGTCCGTCATCAAGCTTTTGTCCGGCAAGAAGCTTTCTAGCGGCTTCATATCTTCCATAGTAATAATCCCTCTCTATTCTGATTTGGTCGGCTTCACTAGCGAGCCTTGCAAGAAATTCTGAATCGTCTCGGTAAAGTCCGGCGCCTGTGCAGGAGGGCTGAGTACTGGCAACTGTGGCAGGACGCACTGGGCGGTTCCGCAAGCCGTCAATAACAGACTGAAGCTTAGACTGGGCACTAGCCACAGCAAACGCCTTATCGAAATCCGCTTTAGCTTTGTCAACATTTAGTTTCTTCTCCAATTCCTGTGAAGCGATTACAGCATCAGCTTCTTGTTTCTCCAACTTACTGCTATAATAGAAATAAGTGGGAATAGCTCCGATTAATAGACCAGAGACAAGCGCTGCAATTAAGAAATACTTTTGCACATTGCCACCTCAATTTTTCTACGATTATATAAGCCTTCAGTATATTTACCGTTGACATAAACCCACTTATACATGCCCTCACAGGCTTGGGTGTATTGCCCTTGGTTTAGTGGCTTAGCCACCGAATTAGACG